ATCGTACATTTGATTTTCTAGCGTCTTTTGCCCCACCATAAACACTTGCTTCTTGCGGAGGAATTTTAAGAGCTTGATCAATTACACGCTGACATGTTTCAGAATTGAAATAAGGATTCCAGAATTGCCAAAAGACTCGCATAGCTCGCCCTACCTTTTTGTGCTAAAGAAAAAAAGTTGTACTAAACGATCCATTGAACCATACTCACTAGCTGAGTGAATCAGCTTTGCATCCCAAATGGCTAGTCTATTATATACGGCCCCTACTTTATCAACTAACTGCCAATTGTCTTTATGCAAGAGATTGTACTCGGTATACACTTCAGCGTCAGCTATTGCTTTGCCCTCCAAGGGATGGCTTGGGGGTCTACGACAGCCAAACTTTGTATCTCTCCAAAAAGATGTTCCCATAGATACGGGCGCATCTTTAGTTAAATAAATAGCAGCAGCATAATCTTGACTATCACTATGCCATACAAGAGGGTCATCTTTACTGGTCTTCTGAAAAATTCCATTCATAGGTTGATTTAACCAGTCTGTAATTTCCAAACGAAGCAGTCTTTGGAATTCCTCTCTTACATATGGAAATAAAAACCTCTCCTCAGTCCTAACGCCCTTATAATACTTTAACTGAGGCTTATACTCCTGTTGTTCTGCTAAATGTACTATTGAGTCTGGATCTTTGTAGAAGTTGTCTACTATTAAGAGGTGGGGGGATCTTTGGTTGAAGACCGTTTCCATTTTGTATAACCCTTTTCTTCTCTTAGGTTTCTGACACTATGACTTGACACACGAACACCAATGATAGATGATAATGCAAGAGCAAGTTGATTGTCTGTCATGTAGTGGCAGTTCTCACGAACAAACTTCAACATTGATTCAGTCCACTTAACTCTAGCCATTTTTTCTCAGGAGAAAGTTTAATGACGGATGAAAATATTGTAACAATCATAAGTGCTAAAGCACAAGAAGAACTTACAGAAAAAACGAAAGCAGAAATCTGCGAAAACGATCCTACCAATGCCGAAGAAGTCATCCAAAAAAACATTCAACTTGAAAAGTAAAAAATATACCGTAGAAGAAATAATAGAAATCATAGATAAAATAGTTATTGTTTTAGGAAAAGGATTTTCCTTTGGTTATTTTGATATTGATGACATAAAGCAGGAAGCAAGAATATTTGGCCTTGAAGCAATGGCTAGATACGATGAAAGTCGCCCATTAGAAAATTTTTTATATTCACATATTAAAAATCGTTTGATAAATTTTAAAAGAGATAAATTTCATAGATCAGATCCGCCGTGTAAAATATGTCATGAACAGGGGCATCATGGTGACGGGGAATATTGTAATAAATATAAAGCTTGGAAAAAGAGAAACTCATCAAAGCAAAACTTAATGCGCCCCTATGATATTTCTAATGTAAGTGATAGTAGTATAGAAAAAGAGTCGAGCATATTTAATGATGCAGCAACTAGGGAAATGTTAGAAATAATTGATGAAAGATTACCAGTTGAGCTTAGACAGGCTTATTTACAGTTAAGATCGGGCGTTTCTATTAGTAAAACAAAGAAAAAACAGTTGGAAATTCATATAAAAGATATTCTCGCACAATGGCGCAAAAATGGCTAGAAAAACAACAGTAACTGCTCATGACCGTGACAAAATTATTGAACTGTCTAAAACTATGGGCATACCCGAAATTTGTACTCTAATGAATAAGAGCGAGGCTCAAGTACGAAGAGTTATTAATCAGAACGATGTAATGCTTCGTGCTAATAGAAAAATAGCCTCACTCAATGAGCAAGAGCAGCAAATCGCCCAAGACATTAAGAAAACCAAGGCTTGGCAGCAACTAACAGAAGAGCTTTCGCCCAATGAGTTGCTTTATTATGAAGAAAAGTACGCTCAGTATATGGCGCAGTTCAAAGATGATGTGCTAGTGACTGAGCAGACACAAATTTCTTTGCTAATCAAGTTTGAAATCATGATGCATAGGAACGCAAAGGCAAAATATAGCGCTGCTCAAGAGATCGCCCGACTAGTTTCTATGCAAAATGACTTTTTGGCGACCTTTCCAGACAGATCTGCCATGTCTGAAGACGATAGAGAGCATGTTTTATCACTTGAAGCTCAAATTCAATCGGCAAAACAGGCCGAACAGGCAAGGTCTGGCGAGTTTATCAAGCTTGAAGAGAAGCATCAGGCACTACTTAAAGATCTAAAAGCTACTAGAGAGCAGCGAGTAACAAGAATTGAGTCGTCAAAACAGAGCTTTTTAGCTATTATCAGACAATTACAAGAGGAAGAGAACAAGGAATTGATGGGGCGACACATGGAAATCATGAGACAGGTATCAGAAAAAGAGATGGATAGGCTAGGAGCGCCCCATGTGTATGAAGATGGCTCGGCAGATTTGCCTATTTTGAATGCGGACACTATAGAAAATCAAAAGGAAGAAGCATGAAAGCAGTAATTTTTGGCGTTACAGGTCAAGACGGGTCATATTTAGCTGAATATTTGATACAAAATAACATCAAAGTTGTTGGTGTTACTCGAAGAACATCGTCTGACAACCTATCCAGACTGAAAAATGTCTTAAACTCATCATTTTTTAGTATTGTTTATGGAGATGTGACTGATTATCACTCGGTTTTGAATATTATTTCTGCCGAACAACCCGATTATATCTTTAATTTAGCTGCACAATCACATGTTAGGGTGTCTTTTGACCAGCCAATGCTGACTTTTGACTCAGTTGCTGTTGGTTGCTTCAATGTTTTGCAAGCTTTTCGTGATAGCGCACCATTTTCTAGGTTTTATCAAGCAAGTTCGTCCGAACAATTTGGAAATGCTGTCGAAGATGATGGCACTCAAGACGAAAATACGCCTTTCATACCAGAAAGTCCTTATGCAGTAGCAAAAGTAGCTGCTCACAACTTCGTAAACTGCTATCGCAACTCATATAATCTACATGCAAGCTGCGGAATTTTGTTTAATCATGAAAGTCCACGCAGAGGACACAATTTTGTCACTAGAAAAATCAGTTTGTGGGCAGCAAAGTTCATGTATTGCTATGAAAGAGGTCTTTCATTACCAAGAATCACTCTTGGAAATCTAAAAGCACGAAGAGATTGGGGTCATGCAGCTGATTATGTTAAGGCAATGAAACTAATTGTCGATCAAGAGAAGCCAGATGACTATGTTGTTGCTACAGGATCTACTCATTCAGTAGAAGAATTCCTTGAAGAAGCATGTATTGTTGCAGGAATTGATAATTATCAACAACATGTTGATATAGATCAGTCTTTGTTTAGACCTTCTGAAGTAAAACACCTTAGAGGAAATCCAACAAAGATTATGGAAGTTACTGGTTGGACTCCCACCGTCACTTTTAGTGAGTTAGTCAAAGACATGGTTCTTTCTGACTATAAACTTTATGAACAACAAAAAATATAAGGTAATAAAAGACACTAGAGAACAACTTGGGTGGGAATTCAATCCAAGTCCTTCATGTGAAGGAATGACTATCGCCACATTAAAAACTGGCGATTACTCATTAGAAGGTTTTGAAGATAAATTTGTGATAGAGAGGAAGGGAGATCTTAGTGAATTCTCTATGAACATCACACAAAAAAGATTTCATAGCGAATTAGAAAGACTTGAGAGCTTTGAGCTTCCATTTGTTATTTTAGAATTTACGATGGAAGACATTTACAAGTTTCCTCAATCTACTCAAATCCCCCCAAGCAAATACAAGTTTATAAAAATAACTCCGCAGTTTATTGTAAAAGCACTTTTAGATATAGAAGTACAATTTAAGACAAAGATTATTCTTGCAGGAAAATTTGGGCGAGAAGTAGCTTCGAGTTTATTTAAGAGAGTATGTGAACATTATGGACAAACTTAAAAAAGTTTTAGATAAAGCTTGGATGCTCTCTGAAAAAGAAATAGTTGGCATCAGACCTGGTGCTGACATTTCTCAGATTGAATCTCTTTTAGACTTGCCCATAGATGCAATTCATCCATTTAAAGTAATGACTCATGCAGACAAAGAAAATCCGCATGTACATTTATTAAAAATAATGAGAAATCCAGATTACTTTCCATTTACATGCAAATTGTTATTCGACATAGAAATAATGCCTTTTCAGCATTTAATTTTAAAAGAACTTTGGAATCGCCCATTCCCCATGCTTATTGCTGGTCGTGGTAGCGGTAAGTCTTTTATTCTTGGCTTGTACGCTATGTTAAGGCTTTTATTTACACAGGGTTGTAAAATAGCAATAGTTGGTGCTGCATTTAGACAGGCAAAAGTTATTTTTGAATATATGGAAAATCTTTGGGTTAGCGGTAATATTTATAGAGATTTGTGCGGATCTGGTCGTGGCAAAAATAATCGTGAACAAGGGCCAAGCAGATCTGTAGATAGATTTGACATGATTGTTGGCGATAGTGTTGGATTTGCGCTTCCTCTCGGTAATGGCGACAAGATTCGTGGTCAAAGAGCAAACTATACAATTGCTGACGAATTTGCTTCTATCAAAGAAGAAATTTACCAAAATGTTGTGAGAGGCTTCTCTTCGGTGGCAGCTTCTCCTGCTCAATCAGTTAAAGATCAAGCAAGAATCAGGTTAATGAAACAATTAGGATTGTGGTCAGAAGATAATGAAAAAGAAGAAAGTCGCACACTTAGAGCAAACCAAAACATAATCTCAGGAACAGCTTACTATTCCTTTAACCATTTCTATAAGAATTGGAACTCTTATCGAACTATCATCAATAGTCGTGGCGATACAAAAAAGCTCGAAGAGTTTTTCCAAGGACCAATACCAGCTGGCTTTAACTGGCGTGATTACTCAATAGTAAGAATACCAGTAGAGTTACTACCAATAGGATTCATGGATCAGAAGCAGATATCTTCAGCGAAAGCGACAAGCACCAAGGCGAATTATATGATTGAATATGGTGCAACATTTGCAACCGATTCCGAAGGATTTTTCAAGCGTAGCTTAATAGAGTCTTGCGTTGTTGGAAAAGCTGGAACTTCCTTAGCAGATATTAATTTTTCAGCCTCTTTAGTGGGCGAGATAGGCATTGAGCATGTGATGGCTGTTGATCCGGCATCTGAAAGAGATAACTTTTCTGTTATTATTTTGGCTTTACATCAAAATATGAGAAGGATTGTCTATTGCTGGACAACTAATAGGGCAGCGCATAGGGAAAGATTAAAGCGAGGAATCACAAAAGAACAGAACTTTTACTCTTATTGCGCCAGAAAAATAAGGGATTTAGCTAAGTTATTTCCATGTAGAGAGATTGCCATTGATAGTCAAGGTGGTGGTATTTCGGTAGAAGAAGCCCTACATGACGAGTCAAAGCTCTTGCCAAATGAGGTTCCGTTCTGGAGAACTATAGATCCAGATATCAAAAAAAGAAAAGATTCTGATGATAAAGCTGGCCAACATATATTAAATATGGTTAATTTTGCAGATGGAAAGTGGGTCGTAGAAGCAAATCACGGTCTTAGAAAAGATATGGAAGATAAAGTATTGCTATTCCCATTTTTTGATAGCGTATCTATAGGATTAGCTTTTGAAGATGATAGAGATAAAGGGCGTATTGTTTACGATACATCTAGTGGCAAAGATATACAGTTATATGACACTTTAGAAGATTGTGTTATGGAAATAGAAGAGTTAAAAGATGAATTAGCCAGCATAGTTCATACATTAACATCTGGTGGTAGAGATAGATGGGATACTCCAGACTTTAAAGATCAGATAAGAGGAAGCAGAACAAGAAAAGATAGATATTCATCTTTGCTTATGGCTAATATGACAGCTAGACAAATACAAAGAACTATAGTCCAAGACAATTATGTTTCTGTTGGTGGATTTTCTAATTCTTTATCTGGCAAAAATACAGGCAAACCTTTATATATAGCCCCAGAATGGTTTAACCAAGGATTGAAAAAGAGCGGAAATTATGGCGAAGCTATAAGAAGAGATTCGGTGTAATTCAATTATGATCTAATTACAATTTAATAAGCAGGATAAACATGAGCGATAAAAAAGACTTATTCGTTACTTGGGAAGAAAATAACTTAGAATCTAAAGAAAAAGCCATTGCTAAGAGCAATAATAATGGCCAAGCAGTTAAGAAGACTGTTGGTACAAGTAGTTATAAAAACATTGAATCTCCAAACATTTCTGTTCGTGAAGGCTTTGATCGTAGGGATTACGACTTTTTTAGGCCAAATGAACAAATACCAGTCCGTGATAAAGAAATAATGACGGCCTGTATGCAAGCTTATGAAAGAATAGGCATTGTTCGCAATACTGTAGATATGATGAGCGAATTTGCTTGCCAAGGAATTGACTTGGTTCACCCAAACCAAAAAATAGAAAAGTTTTATAAAGAGTGGTTCAAGAAAATTAGAGGTAAAGAAAGAACTGAAAGAATACTAAATCTTTTATATCGTGCAGGAAATGTAATTATTAAAAGAGCAAACGCCATATTAAAACCAGAAGAAATAGACATTATCCAAAAGGGTATGGCAGCTGAAACAAAAAAGAATTTTATTAAAAAACCAAAACAGTCACAAGTTCCTTGGGAATATACTATATATAATCCAACAACAATAGAGGTTTATGGCGAAGAAGTAGCTCCATTTATTGGCCCAAAAGCTTTTAGATTTGGCGTTAGATTAACAGAAAGTTTTTCTAGAAAAATAAAAAATCCAAAATCCGATATAGAAAAAGAAATTGTAAAATCATTACCTAGTGAAATGGATGATTATGCAGTTCGTGGCGGATTTTTAATTCCGTTAGATGTAAATAAAACTGTAGCTTTATACTACAAGCGTGATGATTGGCAAGTATGGGCAAAGCCGATGTTATATGCTTTGCTAAAAGATTTGCAAATGTTGGAAAAAATGAAATTAGCTGATTTAGCAGCTTTAGATGGAGCTATTAGCCATATCAGACTTTGGAAGCTTGGATCGCTTGAACATCGTATTTTGCCAACCGAAGAAGCAATTAATCGTCTTGCTGACATGCTATTAAATAATGTCGGTGGCGGAAGCATGGATCTTATTTGGGGTCCAGAAATTGATGTTGTTGAAACTAAAACTGATTTAGTTAATTTTTTAGGCGAAGAAAAATATAAGCCTATTTTAAATTCTATTTATGCCGGACTTGGTATTCCGCCATCACTTACTGGTTTGCCAGGAGGATCTGGCTTTTCAAATAATTATATAAGTTTGAGAACTCTTATAGAAAGACTTCAATATGGCCGTGATGTAGTTGCTGAATTTTGGGAAAAAGAAGTAAAGCTTGTTCAAATGGCTATGGGATTTAAAGCACCAGCCCAAATAGTATTTGACCATCAAACTTTATCAGATGAAGCAGCAGAAAAGAGATTGTTGATTGAACTTGCCGATAGAGATCTTATTAGTGAGGAAGCGGTTCAAGAAAGATTTAATCTTATACCAGAAATTGAAAGTGTTCGACTTAGAAGAGAAAGAGATTATAGAAAACAAGATATGCTACCTCCAAAGGCATCTCCTTTCCATAGTCCGCAGCATAAAGAAGCTGTTGAAAAAATATTTACACAACTTGGAATTTTGCCACCAGAATATTTTGGCATAAAAGCTCCGGCATCTTCTATAGCTCCGGCGCAAAATCCAACTAATCAAAATGATGAGCAACCAAAAGGTGAATCTGGACAGGGAAGACCTCTCGGAAAAACTGATAGCTTGCCAAGAAAAAGAAAAGTGATTAAGCCAGCTATGGCATCTGATTTTATAGATAGGCTTAATTGGGCAGAGCAAACACAAAAGACTATAGCAGAAATAGTCCAGCCAGCTTATTTAAAGAGTATAAACAAGAAAACACTAAGAGATCTTTCTGTTGCACAAATAAATGAGTTTGAACATATTAAGTTTGCTCTATTATGCAAAACAGAACCAGATCAAAAAATTAGTAAGACTTTTATTTTTAATTCATTAAAAGAGAAACTTGAAATACCTACTGATGTAGAAGACTTCTTTAAAACTTGTATGGCTAAGTATTTAGAAAAAACTGGCAATTTACCAACATCAGAAATAACTAGAAAAATACAGGCTTCTGTATATGCGATGCACACAATCGGATTACAAAAAACCGATAATATTGATAACTCTTCATCGCAGATATCATGAACTAATAGATAATGTTCAGCATATTTATAGATGTAGAGTTTTCTTTAAACACCATCCTATTATTTATGTTTTATGGGCAGACCCAGAGATTTCCAAAAAATGGATTTTAGATGAATTACAAAAAAATAATTTAATACATAAAGTTATTTATAGAAATACAGTAGACAAAACAGGAAGTACAAGTTTTTATGAAAGTATTAATTTTAGAAAAGCGTTACCAATTATTTTTGATGAAAACGGAAATGACTGTTTTGTAATTGTTCATGCCACAGACACTAAAGTAAGTCCTATGGCTTATAATATTTTTGAAAAACAAATTAACCAAGGTTTTGATGCTTCTGTTTTTAAGTGGAATTCAGAAATGTTAAACGCATGGAAAACTGCTGTTTTTGCAGTTACATCTAATCAAGATGTTTGGCCACCATTAATAAATAATAATAACCCAGATGTTTTAGAAGCTGCTTGGCCAAAAAGTTTGAATTATAATAATTTAAAAAAAGTGAAAGTTAATGGATTTTTTGATAATTTTTATTTTGATTCAAAAAATACATCTGAGTTTTTAGCTCAGTTTGCAGACAAACCTCAAATTCAAATAGATACAATTTCTTTGTGCATAAGCGGTTATGTTCCATTGTATAAAAGAATACTCAATTGGTTTGGTGTATTTCTTAAAAAGAGGTGACACTATGATTGAACCATTCAAGACAGAAATTGAAGACGGTGTTTCCGAATTTGTAAAAGCTAGTAATTCCATAGCTTTTGATATGGTAGCTTCGGAATCATCTGTTGATGAACAGCTATTTATTAATAACAAGTTTAATAAAACAATAGCTGAAATAGCAAAAGCAGAAAATAAAAACCAAGAAGACTTATTTTATTTAAAGTCTATTTTGGTAAGTACAGGCTGGAATAAGAACGATGATGTTTTTGATGCAGAGGAAATGTGGAAAGCTAGAAGTACGCCAGAAGATAAACCATTTAATCTTGAACACAATCAAGACATTATCATTGGTCACATTACTGGTTGTTATCCAGTTGATGAAAATGGTTCGCCTATAACTTCTGATACTCCTCCAGAAAATTACAATATTGTTACATCTGCTGTAATTTATAAAGAATGGGAAAATCAAGAAAAGAAATTGCAGATTAATGATATAATTACGCAAATCCCTAATGGCACTTGGTTTGTGTCGATGGAAGCTTTGTTTAGCAACTTTGATTATGCTATGACTGATGGTAAAAAAACCAGAATTATAGCAAGAAATGAGGCTACCTCATTTTTAACAAAGTATTTAAGATCATATGGCGGAACTGGTGTTTACGGAAATCAAAAGATAGGCCGTGTTTTAAGAAATATAATATTTTCTGGAAAGGGCTTAGTTCGTAAACCAGCCAACCCAGATAGCGTTATACTACAAACCGAAGCAAAAATAGTTGATTTGGGGTATGAAAGTCTTGAGACTCCAGAAGTTAAGGAGAATTTTTCAATGTCTGAACAGATTGTCGAAAAGACCGAGGCAGCTGAAATGGAAAAGAAGGTTGAAGTCGCTGTTGAAAATACAGCCAAACTAGAGACTGAACTTTCTGAAGCTGTTGCCAAGGCAAATCTTATGCAGCAGGAGCTTACCAAAGCTACTGAAGAATTGCAGAAGATGAAAGAAGAGAAGAAAAAGAGTGATCGCATTGCTCTTGTTTCTGAAAAGCTTGGCATGTCCAAGGCAGAAGCAGAAGGCATTGTGTCATTCATGAACAACCTTGAAGATGAGTCATTTGCTGGCGTTATTGCCAAACAGAGTGATTATCTTTCTATGAAAATGGCTGAATATGAAGCTGCTGCTAAAAAGCTGAATGAAGAACTCATGATGCTTAAGAAAACAGCTGAAATGATGCCAAATCCAGAAATGGAAAAAGAAGAGACTTGCTCTTGTCCTAGAACTGTAATGGCAGAAGAGGACAATGCAGAAGTAGTCGCAACTGAAGAAGTTTTAGATAACGCAGAAGTTAAGGAAGAAGCTGCTTTGAATGTTCCTGCAAATGATGCAGATCCAATTCAGACAGTCGCTTCTCAAATCGCTGCCTATCTTGGTGTTGAAACTGAAAACCTTGGCAAGAACGAAGAATAAGGAGAAACATTCTCATGGCTCTTAAACCAGATCGCAACATTGTTGTTACCGATATTAGCAATCTTTGCAATATCGAAATTGAAAAGGGCGAAGTATTGGTATTCGGCGTTTCCGGTTCCGGTGCTTTGGCTGATGATGTAGCTACCGTAACTAGGGCATCTAATCCTTCCGGCCTTGTTCCAGCTGGTCTTTGCTTGGCAGATGTAGTGTCCATCGACATTACTCGTCAGCATCGCAACTGGCACAAAGATGAACAGTTGGTTGGCGAAAAAGTTCCTCTTCTTACGAAGGGATGGGTTGTTACTGATAAGATCGCTTCTGGGGTTTCTCCAGCAGCTGGCGAATCCGCTTATTTGGCAGCTAATGGTTTGCTAACCGATACTCAGACCTCTGGAACTCCAAAGGTCGGTCAATTCCTTGGTGGAGTTGATTCTGATGGGTATGCAAAAGTATTCATTGACCTTCCAATCGTATAATAAAGAGGAGAAACTAATACCATGAAGACCCCAACTCCAGAAATGGTTAAACTTGCTGAACAGGCTGGTAGCAACAATTATGAAGTTGCTGTAGCTGCTCAGAAGGAACTTGCCAAGGCTCTTACCCTTCCTTTGCGCCAAGGCGTTTTGAAGGGCGATATTCTTGGAAACATCTTTGAACAGGTTGTTTTCCAGCCAGGTACTGCTGTTGAATTCCCTCTCGATTTCCTGTCTCCAGGTTCTGAGAAGGACTTCATCGCTTACACCATTCCTTCCCAAGGTCGTATTCCAGAACGCCATGTTGAAGGCGATTATCTGACTGTACAGACCTATGAAGTTGGTGCTTCCATCGACTTCTCCCTTAAGTATCTTCGTGATGCTCGTTGGGATATTGTTGGTCGTGCAATGCAGACCCTTGAAGCTTCTTTTACCCGCAAGAACAATAATGATGGTTGGCATGTAATCATCGCTGCTGGTAAAGGTAGGAACCTTCTTGTGACTGACAGCGTTGCTACCGCTGGTTACTTCAGCAAGAGGCTTATTGCCTTGATGAAGACCGTGATGCGTAGGAATGCTGGTGGTAACAGCACTTCCATTAATCGTGGAAAGCTTACCGATCTGTATGTATCTCCAGAAGCTATGGAAGATATTCGCACTTGGGATATTAACGAAGTTGATGACTTCACCCGCCGAGAAATTTTTGTTTCTCAGGAAGGTGGTTTATCTCAGGTTTTCGGCGTAAATCTTCATGAGATTGATGAACTTGGTGTTGGTCAGGAATACCAGCTTTACTACACCTCTACCTTGTCTGGCTCTCTGTCTGGCAAGAGCGAGTTGGTCGTTGGTCTTGACCTTGAGAAGCGTGACAGCTTCGTTATGCCTGTTCGTCAGGAAATCGAGATCTTTGAAGATCCTACTTTCCATCGTCAGCGTAGGATGGGTATGTACGGTTTTGGTGAACACGGTTTCGCTGTTCTCGATAACCGCCGTGTACTCTTGGGCGGTTTCTAATAAGACCTATATAAAAATAAAAAGGGCAGGGCGAAAGCTCTGCCTTTTTTTATTGCATTCCCGATTTCTTCCTATAATATATTTTTAGGAGGAAAACATGGCAGTATGTAATGCTAGATCAACAGAATTTAGAGTTGGAACAAAACCCTTAACAAATTTAGTTTGCTTTCAAAATAAATTATTTCCAAGCAATGTAAATTATACAGATTTTGTCGGAAAAGTTGTATCTCTTGAAAAAGAAAATAGAAATTCATATTTTTATAGTTTTTTAGAGCAAGCATCTTTGCTAGATTCTTACGAATACTTTATTTTTGTAGAAAATTCTCAAAAGCTATCTCCGCATGTTTATAACAATTTATCAACTTGGAAACCGTTGCTTAGATATCAAGTTGATTTGGCTGTTTTAAAAATATGTAATGGTCCAATGCCAGAAAGTAAATCATCAGAATACTCAACTACTTCATATATAGAAGAAACTACGACCGGCCCATTTTTAATCTCTTCAAGGCATTTAAAAAAGTTTATTAAAAAAGTACATGATAGAAATTCAATAATTCAAACATTAAATCAATTTTTAAAATTTTGTAATACTGTTTGTTTTTGGCCGAAAGTTAATTTAGCAACAGATAATATAAAACTTGAACATCAATTTTTAGAATTTCCAATAGTGTTTCCTGACGGTGTTCCAAATAGAAGTTTTAATAATGACTATATAGATTTAGCCAGTTTGATAGTTAATAATAATATTATATACATTGGTTCTTCCGCAGCAGATTTGTTAATATTAGCACAAGCTGGATGTAAAGTTATTTCTTATAAACCAAAAAATAAAATTGATTTTATAGATAATAAAATTTGGTTACAAAGATTTGGTCTTGAGGATAGAGTTACTTTTGTTGATGATAACTTTATTCCAGACAATGAAAATTATGCGGTTGTATACTCAACTCATCAAGACATAGAAAATTCAATTAAAACAAGATACTTAGCTTATTTCCCTTTTAGCGTGTTTCTTAACAGAAGTATTTCTTTGCAAGAAGCTCAAGTTATGAATATATCATTACAAAACTACACTTCAAATATAAAGGTTAAAGTATGATAAATAATGATGTTGCAATAATAATGTATTATTGGAATCATTATAAAAGAAAATCCTTATTAAATAATTTTTATATATGTCATAATAATCTATCAAAATATAATGCTATAATTATACCGATAGAAATTTCTACAAATGGTAGTTTTGATTTGCCATTTCCAGGAACTATAAAATTTCAAACAGATCAGTTATTATGGCAGAAGGAAAGGGTTATTAATTATGTTTGTCAAAAATTAACGGATGATATAAAATATGTTTCTTTTATTGATGGAGATATTCTTTTTTCAGAAGAAGACTGGATAGAACAAGCAAAACAAAAAATTGATAATAAAGAAAACTTATTTATTCAACCGTTCTCTTCTGTTCATTATTTACCTAGAAATCATACTAAATACAATGGATTTTATACATTTAAACACGATTCTATTTCAAAACAAGTCGTTGTTTCTGGCGGAAAAGATGGTTATAAAAAAACGCTATTTTCAGAAGACTTTGTTTATGGAAATCCAGGTATAGCTTGGATAACCAAAAAAGAAACATTATTAAATAACCCTCTATATGATAAATGCATAGTTGGCGGAGGAGACACAATAAATATAATCAAGTGGTTAGATTTAGAAGAAACAAAAAGTATACCATTTATAAAGTATAAAAAATTTAAAAACAACTTTATTGACGATTTATTAACTTTGCCCAAAAACAATATTGATATTGATTATATAGATCAGCCGGTTTTTCATCTTAATCATGGAAATAAAATAGATAGACAATATGCATCTAGATTTGATTTATTAGATAATAATGATTTTTCATTGCAAAAAGATCTTGCTATAGAACAGGGTATATATAGATATGTCGGAAATAGTAATTTACTAAAAGATATTAATAAATTTTTTAATGATAGAAATGAGGATTTAGAATGAACGATTGTTATATAGTTTTAGGAACATATAGATCTGGAACTAGCGTTATATCAAAAATAATTAGTTCTTTGGGCATAAGTATGTCTGAAAAAAGTCCACAATCTGATAATGCATTGTGGTATCCAACTGGTAGTTTTAATGATAAATTTTCAAATTATATTTCATTAAATACATCTACATATTGGAAATTAAAAAAAGAAAGCTGCGTTTTTAATAAAATGGGAATAAGATCTTTTGATCTTTTAAGAAAAGGTGTTTTTGCAAAATTAATTAATGATTGTGATTTAAACATTGGTTTAATATGGTCTATGAGAAATATAGAAAAATCTTATCAAGAATATGTTTCTTTACTTGGTAGACAAGCTAATCCAGATACCATAGAAAAACAGCATGAAATTTGTCAAAATATATTCAATTCTTTTAATGGTAAAAAAATAACTATAAATTATTCAGATTTGATGCAAAATACTAATCAGATTGCAAATCAATTAGCAGATTTTTGTGGTGTATCATATATAGATGGATGCACTACAGGAATAACTCCAAAATACTTGGAATAAACAATGCATTTCAGCAAAAAACCATCGAGAATACAAGATCAAGATGATTTTGTAGGAGTTCCCGCTTCTGGACAAGTAATTAAGTTCGATGGAACTAATTTTGTTCCAGGCGTAATTACTGGTTCACAAGGTTTTCAAGGAAATCAAGGAACGCAGGGTTCACAGGGTTCGCAAGGAAATCAAGGAAATCAAGGGTTTCAAGGCGAACAAGGAATTATAGGTGTTCAAGGTTCTCAGGGTTTTTCATTTGGTTTTTCTGAATCTTTATCAACATTAACAAAAACAATCGGATTAAAAACATTAGTAATTTCTAATATATTATCATTTAGGGCTGGCGTAAGAGTAAGAATAGTTGACATTACTAATAATGATGATTTTTTAGAAGGAAAAGTAACTTCTACAAATCCAGTAACAAATGAAATAACTGTAGATGTTGATTATGTAACAGGAACTGGAAGCGCAAGTATATGGGATGTTAATATAACAGGCGAGCTTGGCTATCAAGGCTATCAAGGTATAAATGCCCCATCAATTAAATATATATATAGCACTTCTATCTCCGGTGTTCCAACACCATCTCAGTTAAGATTCAACAACCTCACTATATCTTCTGCAACAACATTAAGTTTAAGTGCTTATGATATTAATGGAAATGAAGTTCATGAGATATATAGTCTTTTTGACAATTCTACAAATTCTACAAAATCAATATTGTTTATTCAATCAATAACAAATCCTTCAAAGTTTACAGTATTTAAAATAACATCTTCTACTACAGTTAATGGAACATATGGTTCTTTTAATGTTTCTCATGTTCAATCTAGTGCTGGGTTTTCTTTAATCGCAAATGAATTAATTTCTGTATCTTTTGTTTTAGTTGGCGATCAAGGTTTTCAAGGTTCGCAAGGTTTTCAAGGGTTGCAAGGAAATCAAGGGTTTCAAGGTAATCAAGGATTTCAAGGTAGACAGGGTTTTCAAGGAAACCAAGGTAGCCAAGGTTTTCAAGGGAATCAAGGTTCTCAAGGTAGTCAAGGATCTCAAGGATCTCAAGGAAACCAAGGATCTCAAGGAGAACAAGGCAATCAAGGATTTCAAGGTTTTCAAGGTAACCAAGGAATACAAGGCTCACAAGGAATACAAGGTTCACAAGGTTATCAAGGAAATCAAGGATTTCAAGGAAACCAAGGTATTCAAGGTAGTCAAGGACAGACTGGAGCAGGAGTTACCATACAGGGATCTGATACTTGGGAAAATATATTTAATAATGAAACTTCTGGTGCTGTACTTGGTGATATGTGGCTACTTACATCAACAGCACAAGGAACTGCTTCTCAAGCATGTCCAAATCCATCTAATGGTTCCGCTGCAATAGGTGACGGTGTTGTTTATACAGGATCAAGTCCTGTTTATTGGCAAAATGTTGGTCCTATTAAAGGATCTCAAGGACAACAAGGATTTCAAGGTAACCAAGGTTTTCAAGGGTCGCAGGGTAACCAAGGTAATCAGGGTCTTCAAGGCAACCAAGGGTTTCAAGGTAACCAAGGAAATCAAGGTAATCAAGGATTTCAAGGGAATCAAGGTTTATTAGGAAATCAAGGATTACAAGGCGAGCAGGGTTTTCAAGGAGAACAAGGATCACAGGGTAATCAAGGTTTTCAAGGGGAACAAGGATCACAAGGTGATCAGGGTTTTCAAGGAGAACAAGGATCACAAGGTGATCAGGGTTTCCAAGGGGAACAAGGTTCACAGGGTGATCAAGGCAATCAAGGTTTCCAAGGGGAACAAGGATCACAAGGTGACCAAGGTTTCCAAGGAGAACAAGGGTCACAGGGTGATCAGGGTTTCCAAGGGGAACAGGGATCACAAGGTGATCAAGGTAATCAGGGTTTCCAAGGTGAACAAGGGTCACAGGGTGATCAAGGTAACCAAGGTTTCCAAGGGGAACAGGGATCACAAGGTGACCAAGGTAACCAAGGTTTTCAAGGCGAACAAGGGTCACAAGGTGACCAAGGTAACCAAGGTTTCCAAGGAGAACAAGGGTCACAGGGTGATCAAGGTAACCAAGGTTTTCAAGGGGAACAGGGATCACAAGGTGATCAAGGTAGTCAGGGTTTCCAAGGGGAACAAGGTTCACAAGGTGAACAAGGTTTTCAAGGAAATCAAGGTGGCCAAGGATATCAGGGATCAACTGGTAGCTTTGGTGGCGTAACAGTTGAATATAAAATAGACACAAATAATTACTCAATCAACGACCCAGGTGACAATTATATAAGATTTAATAACGCTTCTCTTGCATCAGCTACGCATGTTATAATTGATGATAATCCAAATAATGCAAACATAGATCTTTCGCTATTCTTAAATACAATCTCTGCTTCAACAAGCACTATAAAAGGTCATTTTAAATTATCTAAGAAAAATGACTCTACAGTATTTGCACTTTATACTATAAGCAATTCCTCAGAAGAAGAACCTAGTTTTTTTGATGTTACAATTTCTTATTTATCTGGAAGCGGAACATTTTCTAATGATGATGAAGTATTACTTACTTTTGCAAGAACTGGAGATAAGGGCGATTCTGGATATCAAGGATTCCAAGGTAACCAAGGTTTTCAAGGTACTCAAGGATCACAGGGCAATCAAGGCAACCAAGGTTTACAAGGAAGTCAAGGATTACAGGGTAATCAAGGTTTTCAAGGAAACGCCGGTGTTAGTGGCGGTTTAGTTTTATTTTTTGATACTACCGGTGGATCATATCCGCAAACTGGAGAATTATTAACGAGTGTAAATGCCGGAACACAAACCACAATTACAACTGGTAGTTTAAATATAGCAAATAATTATTTGGTTGGAACATTTACGACTCAAGTTGGCGCTTTAACTTCAACAGTTATAACTTCTGGTGTTTGGGAATTAAATTTATATGCACTTTCAAGCACTACTGGCCAAGTGCCGACTATGCATTATGGTATTTATTATGTAGATTCAGATGGCACAAGCAATGAAACACTAATTATACAAGGTTCATCTTCATCAGCTTCTGCTATTTTAACAACTCAATCATTAGTAGTTTCAGATCTCGTTGTTCCTGCTACAATTTTGCCAGATTTAACTAAAAGATTGAGAATAAAAATATATGTAAATATAAGACAAAATAATAGTTCTGCCACTTTTGAGTTTCGTGATAATACTCAAACGCATATTCATACAACTTTAGTTTCTAATCCAGCAACAGGTCCGCAAGGTTATCAAGGATTGCAAGGACAACAAGGATCACAGGGGCATCAAGGTAATCAAGGTTTTCAAGGTATACAAGGTTCACAAGGTTCACAAGGTAACCAAGGTTTCCAAGGGCAACAAGGATCACAGGGTAACCAAGGTAATCAAGGTTTTCAAGGGGAACAAGGGTCACAGGGTGATCAAGGCAATCAAGGTTTCCAAGGTGAACAAGGGTCACAGGGTGACCAAGGTAACCAAGGTTTCCAAGGTGAACAAGGGTCACAGGGTGACCAAGGTAACCAAGGTTTCCAAGGTGAACAAGGGTCACAGGGTGACCAAGGTAACCAAGGTTTTCAAGGTGAACAAGGTTCACAGGGTGATCAAGGTAGCCAAGGTTTTCAAGGTGAACAAGGTTCACAAGGTGATCAAGGCAATCAAGGTTTCCAAGGATCACAAGGCCCAGAAATATTTGATTATTTAGGATCTTATAATAATGGAGTTACCTATTCAGTAGGTCAAGCAGTTACATATGATGGTTCTTTATATGTAATGACAGTTTATATTGGTGCAGCTGGATATATTCCACCATCATATCCATCTAATTGGCAGTTAGTTTTAAGCAAAGGTGACCAAGGTTCACAGGGTTTTCAAGGAAATCAAGGTTCTGGCTATCAAGGCAGTCAAGGAAGTCAAGGTAGTGTAGGTCTTCAAGGTTATCAAGGAGCTTCTATAACAGGACCACAGGGAAGTCAGGGAAGTCAAGGTACAACTGGCGCTACTGGTGCTGGTGGAGCATTAGGTTATTGGGGATCTTTTTGGTCTACACAAGATCAATTTATAACTACAGCAAATACAGAATATCTTATAACCTACAACAATTCAGACGCTGATAATAATGGAGTTAGTGTAGTATCTAATTCAAGAATAACATTTGCTTATTCTGGTGTTTATAGCATTATATTTTCTGTACAGTTAGTTAATGCTAATGTTCAAATACAAGACGCTAGTATATGGCTTAAAAAGAATGGTTCAAATGTATCTGATACTGATAGCAAGTGGAGTGTTGTAGAAAGCCATGGTGGAACTGATGGTCATGCTATTGGAACAGTTAATTTTGTTTTAAAACTTAATGCTGGTGATTATCTAGAACTAGCTTGGCAAGCAACTAATACTGATGTTTCTTTACAATATGTAGCTGCTGCTTCTCCTGCCCCAGCAATTCCAAGTATTATATTAACAGCTACTCAAGTTTTATATACTCAAGTTGGCCCACAAGGTTATCAAGGCAACCAAGGAAACAATGGGTCACAAGGTTATCAGGGGTTAACTGGACCTCAAGGAAATCAAGGGTATCAGGGCAATACTGGCTCGCAAGGCAACCAAGGAAATAATGGGGTACAAGGTAGCCAAGGCTATCAAGGAAATACAGGCTCTACTGGTTCACAAGGCAATCAAGGATATCAAGGTAATACTGGATCACAAGGGTATCAAGGATATCAAGGTGCTACTGGATCACAAGGAAATCAAGGTGCAACTGGACCACAAGGTAGTCAAGGATCTATTGGATCACAGGGTAATCAAGGCGCAACTGGATCACAGGGTAGTCAAGGTTCTACTGGGTCACAAGGAAATCAAGGTGCGACTGGATCACAAGGTAGTCAGGGGTTTCAAGGAAATCAAGGTATTCAAGGACTAAGAGGTTTTCAAGGATATCAAGGTTTTCAAGGCGTTCAAGGTTCCCAAGGATTTCAAGGCAGTCAGGGGGATCAAGGATCTCAGGGCGATCAAGGTTATCAAGGAGATCAGGGTAGTCAAGGTGATCAAGGTAGCAATTCATCTCCTGGAGGTTCTCAATATTATTTCCAATATAATGATGGCGCTGGATCTTTTGCTGGTGCTGTTGGATTAGAATATCAGGCAACTTCTGGAATTGATACCGGAGCTTATGCAACATCAGCAAGTCAAACACCATTAGGAATATTTGGGGCAAACTCACAAACTGCCAACTTATTAGATTTTAGAAATTCTACTGGAGCTACCACTTATTCTTACTTTGATTATACTGGAAGATTTGTATCAAATCTTGCAAATAATGCATCTGATGGCGGAGGACAAATTTATCTAGATGGTTCTGGTGGAAATAGAATAGATTTTGGCGCTAATGGATATGCTGCGCCGTCATTCAATACAAGAAGTTCTGGAACAAAAATAGTCCTATGGCCAGAAGTTTCCTCTACAACAGTAGATTATGCACTTGGTATAGAAATGAATACCTTGTGGTTTTCTATTCCAACTACAACTAATTATTTTAAATGGTATGCCGGAACAACTAATATAGCTACCTTAGAAGCAAATGGATCTTTTAGTATTAATGGATTTATTTCTGCTGGAGCAAATGCAACTACAAGATCTTTAACAGGAAGTGCGTTTGCTTTATCAAGTGGAGCATTTTCATCTGCCGGAGATGCACAATCAAGAACCGTGACTTTAAGATGTTCAACTACCAATGGAACCCAGACAGTAATGACTTCTGATGGATCGGCGCAAGACACATATAATCATTTGTCATTACCTAATGATACAACTTATGCATTTTCTGCATTAATAGTTGCTAGAAGAACAGATGCAAATGATGAATCTGCTGGTTGGAAGATTGAAGGAGTTATTGATAGAAATGCTACTGCTGGAACCACAGCTTTAGTTGGCAGTATAATTATAACTACAATAGGTGGAGATAGTTCTTGGTCTGTTGATGCTGTAGCAGATACTGCATACGGAAGTTTAAAAATACTTGTTACTGGAGAAGCGTCAAAAACAATAAGATGGGTAGCAAAAGTTGATACAGTTGAGGTAACAGGCTAATGGCTATAGCAATTAACAATAAAACAGCAGTTATATCTGGCGTAAATTCTTTAACCGATTCGACTGGTGGCTCTTGGGTTACTAATACTGCTTCTGGCAGACTTACACTAGAAAGCGGAGTGCCAGTATCCACTTCTGATCAGACAAGCAAAACAACAATCTATTACACACCATATAATGGTGATCGTATCAGTCTTTATGATGGAACTAATTGGTCTACTTATACATTTACGCAACGGTCTTTGGCTTTAGGAACTCTTATATCAGCTAGAAACTACGATGTTTTTTTGTACAACAACGCCGGAACGCTAACTCTAGAATTAACAGCGTGGACTAATGATACAACGAGGGCCACATCATTAACCATGACCAACGGTGTGTATTTAAAAACAGGTGCATTAACTAGAAGATACTTGGGAACAATTCGCACGACTTCTACCACTACTACGGAAGATTCTGCAACCAAAAGATTGGTTTGGAATTTTAATAATAGAGTTTCCAAGAATATTTATGTTTACGAGACTACTGGTGCTTGGACTTATACTACAGCAGCTTGGAGATACGCCAATAATAATTCAAATAACAAAATAGAATTTGTAGCCGGAATTGCTTTAGATTCAGTATCTTGCAACTTAACTGTAAATACTTATGCAACAACGGCCATTTCTGCTTATTATCCAAGTGCTGCTTTAAATACAACTTCAGGAATACCAACTTATACTTCAAGTGGCCAAGGCTATGCCACCGGAACTTTGACTTGGTTTCATCAAAGGCATAGCAATATGAGTTCTATGCCACAAACTGGCTATAATTATATCGCATGGCTTGAATACTCTGGTAGTGCAACAGGAACTATAAATGTTGCTGGTGCAAACGAGGCAAGTAAAATGTTGGGAGTGTGGATATGTTAATATATTTATCTACCTTATCTGAATCCATTTCAAAAGTATGCCCGATAGATGGAATTGGGGATTTAGGAAATGGGAATTTCAGAATTGATTATAAAGAAGAAGCCACAGATGAGCAGAAACAAGCTGCTCAGGAAGTTGTTTCTCAATGGCCATTTGAAAAAGCAAAGCTGGAAAAACTGGCTCAAATTGATGACGAATGGGGCCAAACCATCGCTCAAGGTTGGAATTCTGGACAGGGCGTTTTGGGCATATCCGCAGAAGATGTAGCCCTTTTATCGGCAAATTTTGCCATGGCAAAAGAGGCATCGAATTTAGGCTATCCAATACCACCAATTATTACTCTAGATAATCAAGAAATTGTATTTCCTGATATTCAGTCAATGACTATTTTTATGTTGCAGTATGGGGCATTTAGAAGCAATGTTTCTAAAATTTTTGCTGCAAAAAGAAGAGCTGTACAAAATGCTTCTACTATTGAAGAAATTTTATCAATTACAACCATAGAACCAGAGGTTTAAAATGTTAATTAATGCAAGCACTCCAGTACAAATTCCAGCATCCGAAGCAATCGTTTATAATAACTGGGTCATTAAACAAATGACTTTTGTTGGTGAGGGTATAACTCGCCCCGCTCAGGCTAGAATTATATTTCAGCGTGGAAAGAAAAATGAGGATGGTACTTGGATTCTTTCTGACAAGCCGGAACATACCATAACCATGAATATAGATGATATTTATGCAGAAGCTGCTGCTGATACAGAGGTGGCTCAAGCTGTAGGTATGTTTTTATACGCAATTGATAAAATTGGTAAAACTAAGGGCGTTCTCTAATGGTGTATTAATTAGCGTAACAAATCACTCGGAGAATAGAAAATGAGCGAAACATTTATAACTTTAGTAGAAAGATTTGGTGTTTCTTTTTCATTTTTAGTATTTTTTGTATGGTGTGCTTATAAATCTGGGATGTGGCTAGGCGAAAAAGTCATATTGCCAATGCAAGAAAGACACATAGAGTTTTTAAATAAGTTAGAAGAAGGAATAGATACTGTAGTTAATACTCAGAATAAAAGCCTTGAAATACTTAATCAAGTATTATTAAATACAAGAGAAATACAAGCTCTTAAAAGACAGGTAAGGGAAGAACATGAACCAGCAAGAAGTTAATTTTGAAATATTAATTAATCAAGGTATTGTACAGGTTTCAGAAACTCCGATGCTTACGGAGTATATAGTTTTTGGAAAAACAAATTCTTATTCAACTTGCTCAACTAGTTTTGAAAATAAAGAAATAAAGTTAATCCAATAAGGAACAAAAAATGGCCGACATTAAAATGTATGATGGGTTAACTTTTAGAAACGGCAAAATATTTATTACTGTTTCTGGTAAGTTAAGGATGATTATAGAAAACGATATTATAGACCCGCTTAATAATGCTAACGGCCCATCTGATTTTAGTAATACATGCTATTGGATTTACTCAAAGAAAAATTTAGGAAGATTTGGTAGAACATTTTTTAGATCTTATCAATTGCCACATAGAACTCATTCTCCCAACTCTAAAGATACACACTCGGAAACACTAAGTAAACCATTTCAATCTTGTGGTAATTTTCCTGCACAAATAAATTCTGAATATAATGCTAATATAGACGGTTTTAGTTCTACTTTATGGGATACCATAGAAGATTCTAGAAACTTTTATTCTATTGGCGGTATTTTTTATAACTCTAAGGTTTATCCAGCACCACATTCAAACAATATTAATTGTACATTACCACCATATGAAGTTTCTCCAAGAGTATCCGAATTATATGTTCAACATTTTAAAAATGGCGGATGTTCTAAATCTAAAGATAAACTGTCAAATAATGTAGAACTATCTAAACAAACAAATTTAGTTGCAATATTTCCTAATTTTACAAGAACTGGTAATGTTGACGATGGTTATCATCATTACTATATGCTTGCAAAAGATATCATTTCTAGCACAAAAGAGTCTTTTTATATAAATGAAAATTATGAAAAAATACCTAGCATTACTTTTAATTATGGTCTTGTGCCAGGTCTTTTAGCAGGAACAATTTGTAATCCAAGATGTTCTTTGCCAGCAGCTACAGATAATGGTGTTCAAACAGCTAGTTATCACGGCGGAACAACCGCTGCAATCATTAATCATAATACTTTAAGCATAGATTTGCTTTTAAATGGAACTTTAAGTTCTGTAAATTTTGGATTTGGCCCTTGTTTACTAAAAGGTCTTTATTTAGATAGATCTAATCTGTCTAGTTTTGGCAAAAAGGCTAGTGAATATGTTGGAGATGCATGTTCAACATATTTTAGGGGCAAAGAAACAAATCCAGAAAAGTATTTTTCCATAGATGATCCAAGCCAAATGTATAATCAGGGCGATTATATTCCATTGGTTGGTATATACGATCCAAATAATTTAACTACCGAAGACAAAGAAAAAATTATGTTTTTGAATGGGCCTTGTGGTGAAAACTCAATAGGTTTTAATGATCAGGTTGGCGATGTCGTAAAAGAAGGTAGTAATTTAGTTATTAGTAATGAACAATGGCTTGACCTTTTCTTTGCATTAAAAAATCTTCCTCCTATTACTCAAGAAGTTATTCAAGCTGAGTGGAATTCAGATCCAACATCTATAGATCCATTGATGTTTTCTACTGGTCAATGCACTACTTTGTCTGGATTAAATGGTGATCACGGAGAAGTATTAATAGATCCAGCAACTGGTCAATATTATACTGATGAGAACGATAATTTTACTGGAGAAAGAGCAGAAGAAATTAAATTAAATAATTATCGTGGTTCAGAAGATCCATATGATCCTTATGAGTCTCCTTTGTCTATTACTCCCTCGCAAATTGTATCTGGGCATAGACAAAAGATTGAAAGGATTTAAATGTCATATCAAATGAGCATTTCCCTAGACTTAGGGAAAAGATATATAGGACTAACTAATTTAAGCGCTACGCTAGTTGATATTAATGGCACAGACTTAACCGTTCCAATTAATTTAGGTTTTGTTGAAATAGGTAACGGCAATTATCTTTGGACATATTCCGCTTACCCACAGAACTTTCGTGGCGGAATAAAATTTAAATCTGGTACAGAATTAATTGGTTTTATAGCTGTTAATCCAGAAGAGTTAGAATATATAGATGTTAGAGTTAGTAGTAGGGCTGGAGCAGGAGGAGTGTCTATTATAACACAGCAAAGTCCTGTTCCTACTGACATAACAGAGCCTATAGAATTAAGGCTTATTGATGATTATTTTGCTGCTGAAGGAAGATCTATTGATTTAACATCTGATCAATGGCCAGACTTGGCTGGTGCTACAGTTCAATTTATTATTGCTGGAAAAGAAACTTTTACCAAAAATTTTACTATTATAGATGATGTACTTAGATTGGAACTCTCGTCTGCCGAATTAGCAATCATTGGTGCTGGTAGATGGTCTTATGAAGTAAAAGCTACATTATATAATGGACATGTTTTAACGCTATTGGTGGCTAATATGATTATTGTTCCACCTTTTGGCGACTAAAATGGCAAATCAATTAAATAAAACAACAATAAAACAGGCATTTTTGCAAAAAGTGTTGGATTCTAATTATAATCCAATTACAGATTTTTTTACATTAAATGAAGGTACATATCTAACTAATGCTGGTGTAGTATTTATAGTAAGAGATTTGTCTTATGGTTTAACGATAGTTTCTCCAGCGGAACTTTCATTAACTTTGAGTGCAAATAACTTGCTAGAAATAGGTTATGGAAGATGGTTTTTTGAAATAAGAGCCATTTTTCCAAATAATCATATTTCTACGCTGTATACAGGAACTATTAAAATAACTCCTTTTGCTTGAGGTTATCTATGTTGTGGCAGTCAGAAATGACAACTTTGCTGCGAGTTCTAATAGATGATCTTTCTGCAAACCCAAATTATACAGATGGTCGTTTAGTACAAACACTAGCTGTTGCTGCACAAATAGTGGTTACAGATATAAATTTTAAAACTAATTACGCTGTTGATATACAAGCTCTAACTATTACTCCAGATCCTACAGTTAGAAATGTTTCTAGAGATGAGGATTTTGTAAATTTAGTTTGTTTTAAAGCAGCTTGTATTATTGAAAGATCTGAGGCAAGGACAAGCGTAAGACAGGGTATAGCTATTAGAGATGGAAGCTCATCTATAGACTTGCGTGGATCTATGGACGGAAGACTAAAGTTAATAGAAAAAGGCTGGTGTGCGGTTTATGATGAGGCTAAACTAGATTATCAAGTTGGAAGAACTGGAGTTGCTGCTGGCGCAGCTATTATAGCTCCATTTAGAATATTTGCTGGGTATAGCGATCATGCTTATTACCCAAATAATCAAGGTGGTCAAAATTTATTTAGATGAGGTGATAAATGGCTGATATCAATGCAATAGCTTCTGGCGATTATGTTTATGGATCTGCGTTTACTCAAATGCCTCCAGGAATTACAGATATTGCAAGCGGAACATTAACAAGCAGATCAAAATCATATTCTTCTTTGCCACAACCAGCTATAGAAGAAACTTTTGGCATTAACTATGTTGATGCATCTTCTTTTGGTCCATTAACAGATGGTTCTGGAACCATAGTTTCCGCAAATACTTCACAGAAAATTTTTGATGCTAAACCACAGAGAAATTATTTACTCTTTATTAACAACTCTGACACTTTAATGTATGTAAATATAGACGCTGTTGCTTCTACTACTAATTCTTATCCTGTTTATCCGCAGGGCCAGTTAAGCTTTGAAGATGGTTTTATACCTAGTGGTCAAGTTAATGTTAGGTGTGCATCTTCAGGAAAATCTTTCATAGCAAAAGAGGGTTAAGATATGCCATTAATTAATACCGGTGGAACAAGTATAGGAACACTTTATAAAGGTACTTGGTCTTCCGAAGGCGTATATGCAGTTAATGATATAGTTACTTATAGTTCAAAAACATATATAGCTATTCTTGGTTCTACTAATGAAAATCCTTCGACTGCCACTACTTATTGGGCAGCTTTTGGTGATGGCTCAATAGGTTCGCAGGGATCGCAAGGTTCTCAAGGTTCTCAAGGAACTACTGGAACAAATGGTTCTCAAGGAAGTCAAGGTTCTCAAGGCAATCAAGGCTTACAAGGTTCTCAGGGTTCCCAAGGTTCTCAAGGTTCTCAGGGCAGACAAGGTTCACAGGGTAACCAAGGTTCACAAGGAGAAAGAGGATCTCAAGGTTCTCAAGGTTCTCAAGGTACGCAGGGTTCTCAGGGGTCTCAAGGTGTTATTGGATCTCAAGGGTCTACTGGAAACCAAGGTTTACAAGGTTCTCAGGGTTCTCAAGGTTCTCAGGGATCGCAAGGTTTCCAAGGTTCTACTGGATCTTCTGGATCTCAAGGATATCAAGGTTTTCAAGGTTCACAAGGGTCTAAAGGTGGAACCACTTTTACTGTAACTCTACCAAGCACTCAATTTGTTGTATCTGGCATAACAAGTAACTCAGATCCTATTGAAGTTGTTCGTGGTCAAAGATTTATTTTTGATTTTAGCGCAGTTACTCATTATGTAGCTATTAGAAATGGTTCTGGTTTAACAACCGATGTTACTGGAACAAGTGCTAATAACAATGAAACAAGCGGTACTGTTGGATCAATCATTACATATGATGTTCCTTTAGATGCTCCATCTACAGGAATAATTATTCAATCAATTACAAATGGAACTATTACAAGAGCTATCAACGCAGTTGATTATATAGGTGAAAAGGGTGATCAAGGAGATCAAGGCGCTCAAGGTAGGCAGGGTTATCAAGGTTTGCAAGGTTTGCAAGGAACAAATGGAACTAGTGGATCTAATGGCGCACAAGGAAATCAAGGTTATCAGGGTAATCAAGGTAGCCAAGGTGTTCAAGGTAGTCAAGGTAATCAAGGTAGTCAAGGTAGCCAAGGAAATCAGGGATTACAAGGATCTCAAGGATCGCAAGGCAATCAAGGTTTTATTGGTAGTACCGGATCTCAAGGTCATCAAGGTAGCCAAGGATCTCAAGGCACACAAGGCTCGCAGGGATCAGCAGGAACAAATGGTTCTCAAGGAAGTCAAGGATCTCAAGGATCTATAGGAATAACATGGAGAGGCGATTGGTCAATATCTGCTAACTATTCTGTAAACGATTCAGTTTATTATGGTGGCACTAGTTATATAGCAATATTAGGAAGTACAAGTTCTAGTCCTAAACAGCCAGATACAAATCCTTTATATTGGGCCACAATGGCTCAGGCTGGCGCTACTGGTGGATCTAATGGGCCTCAAGGTTATCAAGGAAGACAGGGTTTGACAGGTCTTTTAGGACCACAAGGATCTCAGGGCAGACAAGGTGTTACTGGTTCTCAAGGTTTTCAAGGAAGACAGGGTTTTCAAGGTGATATCGGGGAGCGTGGCGGAACTTTATACACAGTAACTAGCAATTCTTCTGCAATAGAAATTAATGGCGTTGCTAATAATTCTGCGATTACTCTAATTAGAGGTCAAAGATACTACTTTGATTTTAGATCATCTCCAGAAACTTTGGCTATTCGTTTAAGTTCTGGTGATAATACAGCGGTTCCTAATACGACAAATAATAATGCTCTTACTGGAACTAAAAACTTAGTAACTTGGGATATAGCTTACAATGAATCTTCATCAACATTAATACTTGAATCTACTCAATCTTCTAAAAGTAGAACATTTTCTGTTAGAGATATTTATGGCTCTGATGGTGTCGCAGGATCTGATGGCGCACCAGGATCTGACGGAGCAACTGGCCCTACTGGTCCTACTGGATTACCAGGCTCTAGTGGCCCAACTGGACCAACCGGATCTTCTGGACCACAGGGATACCAAGGATTTCAAGGAGCTTCTGGATCTACCACAGTTAATTTTTATCAACAATCGACAAGACCAGCAATTAATCCTGCTGCAAATTCTTTCGCTGTTTGGTATGATACTGAAAATGCGATTTTGTATTTTTGGGTAACTGATAGTAACGGCTCTAATTGGGTATCTTTCTCAGGAAACGCATATGCCTAACCCAAATAATTTGTCTGGAATTTCTAATGCTTCAAAAGATATATTAACTTTTATTCAAGCAGAAAGGCCGGATGTACTAGAAAGAAGTAGACCGGCTTTTTGGTACAATACTGATAATAACAGTACATATTTTTGGGATATAACAGTTAATGATTGGTTGCCAGTAAAACCAATTACAACCTCAATAGGAACCACAGCGCCACCTTCTGTTTGTAATTTTACTTTTGAAAAAACTGCTGACATATCTGCTAATATAGGAATATTTGATTTAGTTAATGACGAAGATTTTGATCCAAGTCCTGATTTTAAAATAAAAGAAGTTTTTATTCATAGTGGTTTAGTAAGAATTTACGGATATGATATTGATAATAATTTAATAGAAAAACAAAAAAACATTGATCAAGTTGGTAGTAATTGGCAAACTTTCAACTTTTCAAGTTTTTATTCAGTATCAAGAGTAAAAATATCGCATACAAAAAATTTACTTTCTGACTCATCTGATAAACCATCGGTTATATTAAATTGTCCTGCCTTATATGAAGATGGTACTGCTGCATTAGATTTAGACGGACTACCTTTTATAGTAAAGAATCATATAGCAGATGATTATATAACATTAGGAACTTCTCCATTTCCATCTATTTATAGCCCATTTAGTAATCCGCCAGTTTTTGAACAAATTCCAATAGATCAATCATCCTTAGATTTTTATAATATAGTACAACAAGATGTAAAATTATTAAGCGTAGTTTATCAAGGAAGAGTTAGTCATGCAGCTTTAGCTAATGATGGTTTTTATTTATTTGAAAAAGATATATATTCAAATAAATTAATTTTAATAAAATCAGATCGTAATATTGGAGGAACTAATTTATTTCCAGGAATTAATTTTAATTATAATAATGCGATTAATCCAAATAATGAATTAATTATTTTCAATGGAATAGAAGTAAAAGTAAGTACAGATTTTACTAATTGGACACGATTTCAATTACCACAAGTTACTAATTATTGGACAGGTTTATTAGTATTAAATGATTCTTATTTAATATATGGTTATGGAAAAATAGCATTATCAAAAGATTTAAAAAATTGGGATATTATAGATCTTCCATTACAAAATGGAAAGATTGTAAATATAATTTCTGGTTCGTTTGACAGAGTTAGTGGAGTAGTAGCTTTAACATCTTGCGATTCTGATGGAACTTATTTATTTTTAGGCACTTGCTCTGCCCAACCAGTTACTCCAACTCCTACGCCTACGCCTACGCCTACGCCTACTCCAACTATTTGTAACTCTATAACTTATTCCAGTCCTATAGAACCTACATTTAATGTTGCTTTTAGAGGTAATTTTACAAAATCACAACTTCCAATTGGATCATATTTATTTGAATGGATTTTAGATCCAAATCCACCAGCTTCATATTATGCAGCAGGGAATACAAATCAGAGTCCTGCCAGCAAAGTAAAATATGTTGATGATGGGATTGTAATTACTGAAGTTCCTTTTTACGCAAATACAGGAATAAATCCTGTAATTGTTAAATTCCCGCAAGGTAATAACACTTATATTTATTGTACAGTAAATGTAGAAATTACTTCTGGAACATGTATAGCAGAAATAACTAGAATAGAACCATCAGAACTTAAATATAGTACAACGCTTAAGATTTACATTAATAGTCCTTGCGGATTTAATATAGGTGATCAAGTTAGTTATTCTGGTGGACAAGGATCTGGAATTGATGCTATTAAATATGATAGTGTTACTGGTGAATATTATTTAGAAACAAAAGTTCCGTCTGGCGGAATGATTGATGGTACAATTGTTGTTTCAAGATATTACGGTAAGAATTTTGATCCAGCATTAGGAGCTATAGATTATATAGGAACTTTTGTAGGAACAACTAATTCTTTATCATATTCTCTTTCGTATAGTCCTCCTCCATATGTAAATCCATCTCCTCCATTTCCGCCATCACAACCTTCTTATAATGCCCCTAACTTAATGGAAGTTTATTATGGCCTTCCTTTTTTAGCAAAATTAGATAAAAATGCACAAGTGCTTTTAGAAAATATTGCTTTAAGGTTTACTTACAATGGAAATACCGCAAATATTCAAACAAATGGTTATTTAACCGTAACTACAGATGATCCTAATTTTACAATAGTTAATGAATATAATTTTTCTTTTGATAATGTTAGAATTGTTAGAGGAAATTATTTATCTTTTAAAGATTTTAATTCTAGATATTATTTAGTTTGGAATGGCGTAGATCCATCTATTTTTGAAAATAATGCCACTCATGATTTAACTATTAACTTTGAATTAGAACTTGATGGCGGTGCAACACTTACGGCATCTGGAATATTGACTGTAAAAAGAGATTATACAGTAGCTCATCAATTCATAACTGGTTTAACTGAACCTGTAACATTTCAAAACAATCTTACAGTATTTGATCAATCTGACTATCCAGATTTAACTATATTACCAAATGAAACATCTGTTCAAACAGAAGAAATGTTTGTTGTCACAGTAGATGGAAAGGGTATTGTTTCCAACAATTATCAAATTCCTTTAAATTCAAATTTATGGCCACAACCAGCCGGTTTCACTTTAGTATTTACTACAGGTAATTATTTGGAAGTAGAAGGCGCTACTCCAAATTGGAAGGGCGCTAGTTGGATGTCTTCTATTTCATATGAAATAGTAGATGGTAAAGTAACAATACCTCCATTAACTATAAAAATAAAAGAAGGCATTAATAAAAAAGATATACCAGCAGATATAGCAAAAAGAATTGATGTTTTTGTTGGTTATGATATGTCTTGTGGTTATGGTGGATCGTCAAATTGTCAACAGATTGAATATCTAGGCTTTAATACTTTTAAAATACCAGTAACAGTTCAAGATGTAGTAACTACCACTACGACAACTACCACTACCACTACTACCACTACAACTACGACTACTCCTTGCCCAAAATATAAACCTATATATGATGCTCCAAATAATTGCTATACATGTACATGTGATAGTACGGGAACTTATTTTAGTTATAATGAATGTTTAGCTTCTTTAAAAGCTTTGGGCCAAACTAATTGTGGTACTGGCTCTACAGAACCAATTCCTCCGGTTCAACCAACGAGTGAATTTTTAGTAATTCTCGGATCTGATCATCAGGGTGGTTTAAGTCCATACGCAGATCTTAGAATAAATTTAAATAAAGATTCTTCTTCTGGATTAACATCCAAGTACGCAGTTTCTAATTACTACTTGCCTAATTTTACCCAAGATAAAAAAATAATTAACTATTCTATTAAGATTTCTTCTGCTAAATCTGGTAATGGTTTAGCCCTTATTATCCAAGACTTTTCTTTTAAAAATATTTTATCTAGACCTTATGTTTTAGTTGTAACTTACGATAAAAATGATATTTATACACCTAAACTTAATGGTAGTTATTTATTGAAAAAACCATTTTTAGGTAATTACTATACGAGTTCAGCAGAACCAAATACATTTGATTCTTATAAACTTTTGTGCAACTCTTTTGACTTAGATAATAAATATGATCCAGCATATTTAAAAAATTCTAATGGAAGATTTTTTATAACAATAAATGAACATGGCACATTTTTTCAAAATACAGCAAATGAAAATTTAGTTAAAAAAATAACATCAAATCATTTTGTTGAAAACTTCTTCGCTAATCAATCGGTTGATTTATGGTCTGGAACATTTGCTCACGAACAAAAATTTGGAAAAATACCAGGAACTTATTTTGATATTACTTCAAGAAAGTTATTAAAGGGTTATTTAAATTTACCTGTTTATAACAATCCAGAAAATTTAGAAACTGTAAGCGATTGCTCATTTGAATATTTTGATACAGCTATTCCATTTTTAGAAGTTGACACTAAATGCCCAACCATCACAGAAAATGGTTTAGGTTTTATAACTGATAGATTTGTTAAGGTTGGCAATGTTTATTATAGTTTAAGTAAATCAATAGCTATATTTTCAAAAGATAGATCTGGCTATGCCGACTATATAGTATTTACTAAAGATTCTGTTTATGGTTTTTATCATCAAGGATCAAATTCAAGTTTTAATGTATCTAAATTTAAAATAAGTTCTACAGGAAAAGCTTCTGCTTGGGAAAATACACTAGTTGAACAGCATTCATGCCCAGACACTTATATAACTAGTGATTATGATAGCGCAAATATGTTTATGGTATTTAAGAAAAATTGTCATGAATTTCTAGAACCGGCCCCATTAAAAGCAGACGGAACACAAAATTCATTTGACTATCAATCAAAACAATTAAATGGAGATATGGCTCCAGTAAATTGTGTTTCTATATTGCAACTACCATTAGATAAGTTTTTTGCTGCAAATAGCGGAACATTTGAAAAAATGTCAGTTAAAGAAGAAGATCCACTTAGATGGTATGATATTGAAGTTGAATTAGAAAGTGCTAGTTTTTCATTAGTTAATATTAGTTCTCAAATAACTAAGAAAACTATATCTTCAATAAATAGAGATGTTGTTCCTTCCGATTATATTTCTTATTCATCAAAATATCCTTGGGGTAAATTTGTAAAAGGCCCAGAATCTCCATCAATTACAGATCCTATTAATCTAGGAAGACTAGATAAAGTTTCTCTTTTGCAAAAAGCGCAATATGGTAATTCTATCAAGATATTTGATTCATATCCAAGAGCATGTAATTGTGATTTGCATGTAACATCTATTAAATATAGTGGCACAACAGCAGTTTTTGGTACTGCAATTATTAATAGTCAGGGGCAAGTTGTAGGAATACCTGTTATATATGGGGGTCTTGGTTATACAACACCGCCAGCAATTACTATTTCTGGAGGAAATGGTTCTGGAGCTACAGCAACTCCAATAGTTTCAAACGGAATAATAACTGGTGTTTCGATTAATAACGGAGGCTCTGGTTATACATCTAATCCTACTGTAACATTATCGTCTTCGGGAAATTCTGGAACAGCGACTGTTAGCGCTACAACTATTAATAGTTTGGGCCAGATAACATCTATTAGTATTGGTAATTCCGGTTCTAATTATACAAGTAATCCAACAGTAACTATTTCTGGTGATGGAACAGGGGCTACCGCAGTAGCTACAGTCTCTAATGGCATTGTTACTGGAATTACAATTACTAATCCAGGAACTGGATACACAAGTAATCCAACAGTTGCTATTTCTCCCCCAATATTAGGTAATGATCCACTTCCAATAATAGATGGTTCTAATTGGAAATTTGAAATAACAGTTGATAGTTCTGAACAATCTATACCTATAGAATTTGGCGGTTCAAATTTAATAATTAATTTAGAATTAATAGATCAAAAAACTAGTCAAACCGTTCCTTTAAATGGCTTTTTTAATTTATTAATATCACCTGTTGAAAATGACTCTTTTTCTTTTAATATTAAAGATTCTATCTATACTCCAGATACATCATTATTTGAAGTAAAGGATGGTAAGGCTATAATATCAATTAGCCCATTAATGTTTTACACAAAACAAAAAACCATAACGGATGCAAAAATAACTATCTTGCCAGCGCTTAAAAATACAGCATATTCAATTAATAATGTATATGGAAATAGCTTTAATTATGTAAAGACATCCGATGTTAATTTACCAACAACATCAACATTTAATGTTGTTTCATTAGATAATCAAGGAACAAGCATTTTTAAATTTAGAGAATCAATAGCAACTTCTAAAAATTCATCTGCTATTTTTGAAATGTTATATCAATCACAAAGTCATTATTTATCATCTAATGATGAAAAATACAAACCGTATATAATTTTTACAAATTCTTCAAATAATTCTACCCTTTCAATATCTGAATTTTCTATAACCAAGGAATCAGTTAATGGAAAAACTTTATACTTAGTATCTGTTGATAATAGTACGCTAGGAATAGTTAATAAAATAGAAGGTGATTTAAATGTTTTCAATGGTACTAATAACTTTTTAATAAGTATTAAGAATGGATCTTTTTATATGCCAAAAGATAATATCAGTAGTGTAATCACTATAGATAATAAATATGGCATTTACGCATTGAGTGACAAATATTCATCAACATTTAATCTTAAAGAGAGTGTTTTTCCATGAGCAGTTTCTCTCTAAATCTTCTTAATGTAAATACTGGTAGTGGTACTGGAGATAAATCCACTTTTAAAATTACTTATAAATCAACTCCAAATTTTCCAGCAAATTATCCATTACAATCTTATTTGTCATCTAGTTATGGCGCTGGAGGAAATT